TCTTAGAAATAAGAATGTCGCAAAGATGGATGCTGAAGATAAAGCCGCTAGAAAAGCAAACAAAGATAGACTTGCTTCATATAAAAAGTAAACTTTAAATATAATAGATTCAATAGGCTCTCCGGAGCCTATTTTTTTCAGTAAATATTCATATGACAGACTGGGCAGAATATTTCCAAAAAATTAAACCTGTATGTCCGTGGAGTTTAGCGGCATGGAAAAAGAACGAAATCAAAATAATACAATGGGCTGGAGAATGGGAACACTTAGGTGATAACCAAGCCATTGTTTATACATTTAAAGATATTAATCGCAGACGACTAAAAAAACTTTGTAAACAGTTAAATGTAAGTTACGAATACGAATGGTTATGGAGTGAACCTAAGTACGGAAAGTTTGGAAGTCCTGTACCTATATTGATACAACAAGATAGACGTACCCTATTTGATTTACGGTTTGATACCGGTTATTATAACGAGTTAAAACCATAAAATACAATAAATATTTGTATGAAGACGGAGTACACTAACGCCTTCTACGATATTGTATCTGAGGCGAAAGAAACATACGGTTACGAACTTCCAGTTGAACTAGAGTCGTATATTGTTTTCCTTTTGGCGAGCCATATTGAAAAGCCAGACTTTTTACCACAACAAACATTTGCTGAATCATATTTAAAATTACAACGACCATATACACAGAATGCAAAGCAATTAGGTGATACATGTTTGTTTGTAACAGGCGTATTCCCTTCATACGGACATAATAAAGGTTTAGACATAACTTACTATAGTAACATAGGAAAAAGTAGTTATAGCATGGCTAGTGAATACTTAAACATTGACTTATTTGATAATTTAAGTACACATTTTGATTTATTACGTACTGTAATAGACACTAGCATCAATAAACGTAAAACCACTCCAATATTAAAGTAAATACTAGTATGGCACAAAACGCAAAAAGCCTTGACGGTGTACTTGTTAAAAAAGCACACACAAGGACTAGATATACAGAAAAAGAAGTTCAAGAACTAAGAGCATGTGCTCACCCAGACACAGGCGCTAAATTCTTTATGGATAATTTCTTTTATATTCAACATCCTACAAAAGGTAAGTTGAAGTTTGCACCTTTTGAGTTTCAAGAAAGACTTGTAGACTCATATCACAGTTATAGATTTAATATCAATATGCTACCTCGACAAACAGGTAAGTCAACGACAGCGGCTGGTTACTTGTTATGGTATGCAATGTTTAATCCAGATGTAACTGTTCTTATTGCCGCTCACAAATATGCAGGTGCTCAAGAAATTATGCATCGTGTTCGCTATGCTTACGAAGACTGTCCAGATCATATAAGATGCGGTGTAACTTCATACAACAAAGGATCAATGGAATTTGATAACGGCTCGCGAATAGTTTCACAAACCACAACAGACAACACTGGACGTGGTATGTCCATATCATTATTATATTGTGATGAGTTTGCGTTTGTTAATCCTACTATTGCCAAAGAGTTCTGGACTGCTATTTCTCCAACACTAGCAACAGGTGGTAAAGCAATTATTACTTCAACGCCTAACAGTGATGAAGATCAGTTTGCACTTATTTGGACAGAAGCATGTAAGCGTTTTGACGAACACGGTAATGATACTGAAGTTGGAATAAACGGCTTCTTTGCTTTTTCTGCACACTGGAGTGAACATCCTGACCGTGACGACGATTGGGCCGCAGAAGAAAAATCACGTATTGGCGAAGAACGTTTTAGACGTGAACACGAATGTGAATTTTTAATCTTTGACGAAACATTAATTAATAGTGTTAAACTTGCAGAACTTGAAGGTGCAGAACCTTTAAGAAAGTTTGGACAAACACGTTGGTATGAAGATATTAATCCTAACTTTACATATGTTGTAAGTTTAGATCCTAGTTTAGGTACAGGTGGTGACTATGCGGCAATACAAGTGTTTGAACTTCCAAGTTTTAAACAAGTAGCAGAATGGCAACATAATACTACACCGGTACAAGCACAAGTAAGAATACTTGCAGATATTAACAAAACTATCATGGAAGAAGGGCAACGTCGAGGGCAAAAACTTCCACAAGTATACTACAGTGTAGAAAACAACTCTATAGGAGAAGCAGTATTAGTGTCAATTTCTGACTATGGCGAAGAAAACATATATGGAATGTTTTTAAGTGAGCCTGCACGTAAAGGGCATGTACGTAAGTTTAGAAAAGGATTTAATACTACGCATAAAACAAAGATATCAGCATGTGCTAAATTTAAGCAACTACTTGAAAGCGGTCAACTTAAAATCAAATCCAAACCACTAATATCAGAACTAAAAGCATTTGTTGCACACGGTACTACATTTGGCGCCAAAACAGGCGAACATGACGATCTAGTAATGAGTACTATGCTTAATGTTCGTATGCAAAAGATACTCGCAGAATGGGATCCTGCTATATATGAGAAGATGCGTGATGCAGATCACGAATCTAGTGTAATGCCAATGCCTGTGTTTATTTCATTCTAGAAGCATAAATAACAGTATGACAGGATTAGACAGTATAGCAACACAGTTATTTGAAAAGATTCGTAGTCGTTTTCCAAAGATTGTAATGGGAGACGAAAATGGCGCACCTACATCAGATGAAGGAACAGCACGATTTTATGATTTTGATTGGGTTGTAAATGGTGAAAACCAAGGCGCCGTTAGTATTAGCATTAGTGAAGCAGAATCATTAAAAGTATATTACAGTCAAAACATGTTAGAAAATTTACCAGAGCCTATTGAAAACGAATGGTATAACTTTTTAAAAGAAATGCGTTTCTTTGCTAAAAAGCACATGATGGGTTTTGATACTAGAGATATAGCAAAATCAAATTTAGATAAACGAGATTATCAATACTTGGCAAACAAACAAGTTCAGGAGTCAACAATGTACGGAACAACTAAATCTAGTTATGAGGAACTAGACAAAACAAAACTCATTATTAGACATAAAAAAGAAATTACACCAGAACAGTCAGGTGCTAGAACTAGACATATTAGTTCTTTGTTTATTGAAAATGAATCAGGAGAACGTTTTAAATATCCTTTTGCTCATCTAGCAGGTGCTAGAGCAATGGCTAGACATGTTGCTAACAGTGGCGTCCCTCATGACGACTTTGGCAAACATATTATTGCAACTTCTGAAAACATTGCTAAACTTACTGCATTTAAAAGATTTGTAGGTAAAAAAGATTTTATGAATACAACCTCAAATGATATTATTGAAGGAAGTAATGTAGAACTTGATTATATGAGATCACATCTTAAAAAATTACAAGGTCAAGGATATTACGCACAATCAAAAGAAAACTTTATTCCTGTTGAAAGTACAGGCGAAGAATTGGGAGAAGACATTGTAAATGATCTTACCAATGCATTTACAATTCCGCAATTTAATGAAGAACTAAAAGACATGTTCCCGTTACTACATAGTATTCATCAAAAGCGTGTTGCTGAAACTACGGTTAGTTTAGATGATGTGTTAGACGAAAGTAATGACGACATTATCTTTAAGGGCAAACAAATTGACACAGACACTATCGAATACGATATGCAAGATCCTAGCGATTTACTCTTTGTATTAGATTCTGGTATGAAATACACAGACGGTACAGAAGTTGATGATGACGATTTAGAAGAATTAGATCAACTTCCTGCAATGATTGATTGGATTGCTGTAGACTACAATGACAGACTACACGACCAAGCAGACATGCAGAGAGATATGGAGCGTGAGCGTTTTGAAACCTCTAATACTCCTGAAGACGAATTTGAAGAATGGGCAGACTCTGTAATTGATGAAGCCTTAGACAAACAACGTATTGATATGTTAAACAAAATGATTAGCAAATCACTACCAGTAGGTCCTGATGCAACAAATGCAATAAACAGTCTCAAAGGTATTATTGAAGACGAAGGACTAATGAACGAACTAAAAAGTTTAGCAGAAAGCGACCCAGAGTCCTGTGCTAGACCCGCTATCTATCGTTATCTTAAACAAAACGATCCTGAGGCACTAGATGATCTAGACTTTGGTGATATGACTATGGAAGATGATGACGATACTACAGATGTAACTATTGATAAAGACGGTGCTATGAAATTAGCAGGCGACGACGAAGAGCCAAAAGATGAAAAAGCATCTACCGAAGATATCATTGAGTTTGTTCGCTCATTCTATGACACAGAAACTGGAGCGTTTCCAAAAGGTGAAACTGGTGTGGTTATTTCCGCTCGTAAGCGTTTTGGTGATTCCGTAGGGGATCTAGTTGAAAAGTTTGTATCTAAACTTACAGGTAACGAGGTACAAGTTGAAGACGATCAAGATGTAGAAGAAGGTAGCATTAAGTATATGCACAGTCTTAAAGCCAAAGGTCACAGCGACGAAGAAATAGCAAAAGAACTAAACATGTCCGCTGACGAAGTTAAACAGGCTTTGAGTAAAACTGTAGAAGATGAAGAAAAAGACAACAAAGGCTATACTGATAAAGAAATCAAAATGGCATTTGGTGTACTTAATGACAAACGATTCAAAGGTGGTAACTATACAGGTGCTGTTGAAGTAATTGAAAAGATTGCTAAAGGTTTATCCCAACATCCTAGTGTAGTTAAAGCATTACAGCGAACAAATGAAGACTTAGCCTACATTAAAGACAAATTGGCTAAATTAATTAGATAAAATCAGAATTATTAGTTGACTTTATAACAAAAGGTAACTATAATATAGATATGTTGTTAGAGAAACATATCGAAATGTTCGATAGTCGAACAACAGGCACATAAAGGCAAAACAAATAGGAGGCTTAAATTATGGCAACATTAGCAGAAATTCGTGCAAAATTACGCGAACAAGAGTCACGCACAGGTGGCAACAATAAACAAAGCGGCGGCGATAACGCAATTTACCCACATTGGAATATGGCAGAAGGTAGTGAAGTAGTACTTCGTTTTCTTCCTGACTCTGATCCTGAAGCAACTTTCTTTTGGAAAGAACGCTTAATGATCAAACTTCCTTTTGCAGGTATTAAAGGACAAACTGATTCACGTCCAGTGACAGTTAACGTTCCATGTATGGAAATGTATGGTGAAGCATGTCCAGTACTACAAGAAGTACGTGGCTGGTTCAAAGATCCTGCATTGGAGCAACAAGGTAGAAAATATTGGAAGAAACGTTCTTATATTTTCCAAGGCTTTGTAGCAGAAAATCCAATCAGTGAAGATACTACTCCAGAAAATCCAATTAGACGTTTTATTATTGGACCACAAATTTTCCAAATCATTAAGGGTGCATTAATGGATCCTGAGATGGAAGAACTACCTACAGATTATGTACGTGGTGTGGACTTTAGAATCAAGAAAACATCTAAAGGTGGATATGCTGATTATTCAACTTCGGCTTGGTCACGTAGAGAACGTGCTATTACTGAAGAAGAAAAAACAGCAATCGATGCACATGGATTGCATAACTTAAATGACTTTTTACCTAAAAAGCCATCTGACGTTGAAGTTAAAGTTATCCAGGAAATGTTTGAAGCATCGGTTGATGGTGAAGCATATGATCCAGAGCGTTTTGGGCAGTACTTTCGTGCTCCAGGCATGAGTGCTCCAACTGGTGATCCGAGCAAGGCAAAAGCGCCTGTAGCGGCACCGACAGCGACTCCTACTCCAGTAGCAGAACCAGTAGCATCTGCGGCTCCAGCACCAACTGCTGAAGCGGTGGCACCTACTGCAAGTGCAACAGAAGAAAAACCAAGTAGTGAACGTGCTAATGATATTTTAGCAATGATTCGCAACCGTCAATCGTAAGGAGTAATCATGGCGAAACCATTCGACGTTAGTAAATTTCGTAAGAACCTAACCAAGTCTATTACAGGATTAGGTACAGGTTTTAACGATCCGACTGACTGGGTTTCAACCGGCAATTACGCACTTAATCATCTTATCTCAGGGGACTTCCATAAAGGGATTCCTCTAGGTAAGGTGACGGTGTTTGCAGGTGAATCCGGCGCAGGTAAATCATACTTTGCAAGTGGTAACATTGTAAAGTCAGCACAAGATCAAGGTATCTTTGTAGTTCTAATTGACTCAGAGAATGCCCTTGATGAAAAGTGGCTACAAGCATTAGGTGTTGCTACAGACGAAGGCAAATTGCTTAGACTGTCAATATCAATGATTGATGATGTTGCTAAAACTATAAGTGAGTTTATGAAAGACTATAGAAACGATTATGATTCTGTAGACACAGAAGACAGACCTAAAGTATTGTTTGTTGTTGACTCACTAGGTATGTTATTAACACCAACAGATGTTGACCAGTTCCAAAAGGGTGATATGAAAGGTGATATGGGTAGAAAACCTAAGGCACTGACAGCCCTTGTACGTAACACAGTTAACATGTTTGGTAGTTATAATGTAGGTATGGTATGTACTAACCATACGTATGCATCGCAAGATATGTTTGATCCTGATGATAAAATCAGTGGAGGACAAGGCTTTGTGTATGCATCTTCAATTGTTGTAGCAATGAAAAAACTAAAACTAAAAGAAGATGCTGATGGCAAAAAGGTAACAGATGTACGTGGTATTAGAGCCGCATGTAAGGTAATGAAAACACGTTACGCAAAACCTTTTGAAGGTGTACAAGTAAAGATCCCTTATGAAACAGGAATGGATCCTTACAGTGGACTAGTAGACTTGTTTGAAAAACAAGGACTTCTAACACAACAAGGTAACAGACTCAAGTTCGTTAACAGTAAAAACGAGGAAATTTTACACTACCGTAAAGATTGGACTGGTGAAAAATTACAACTCGTAATGAATGACTTTTCTAAAATTAGACATAAGTACGAAGAAGCAGACACATCTGTAGAAGATGAAGTTGTAGAATCAGAAAATGTTAATGTTGAGGGAAAAATAAGTGATGGAAATGAGTGAAGACCAACTAATAGATCTTTGGGATATCTTTTCGGAGTATGTCCCAAAGACCAATAAAGAACAATTAGCAACGCAATACGTTAAGTGGTGTCAAGATAACGGTGTCAACGAAGATACACTTTATGCCGTAGGTGCTGAAGATCCATACTTAGGTGAAGCAGTAAATGATGTACAAGGTGAAAAGTATAAGGACGAAGATAGTGATAATTGGGACGAAGACCCGTATAGCAGTGATGATGATGAGTGGAACTAAATGAATTGGTATTCTAGAATTACTCAAGATATTGCAAACATACCTCCGGCTATTCTATGGTATGAAGGCGAACTTGAAGATGCACGTAAGCAAACAAAGTTGTTTGGCAATTTAGAAAAGCAGGCCGCAAACCTACCAGGAATTGTTGAAGAACGTTTTGGACAATTACAAGAGATTGAGGCAGTACTAGAATACCTAAATATAGAACTACGTAGAACTAGATCAAGGTTTTTTAAACAATATTTAGAAAACTATCAAAGAGCATTAAGCAGTCGTGACGTTGAAAAATACGTTGACGGTGAAGCAGATGTAGTAGACTTTGAAAAGATCATTAACGAGTTTGCTCTACTACGTAACAAGTGGTTAGGAGTAATGAAAGGTATTGACATGAAACAATGGCAAATTACTAATATTGTTAAACTACGTGTAGCAGGTATGGAAGACGCTTCCGTATAATATATCATTTTACGCTTATATTAAAAGGCTCTTCGGAGTCTTTTTTTATGACTATTCAAAAAAAATTACACAATAATATACGCACATAAATAGTACTATGAAGCAGAAAACAATAGTACTAGTAACAGGCGGATTTGATCCTATACACAGTGGACATTTAGCCTACTTAGAAGAAGCAAAGAAGTTAGGCGACGAACTTTGGGTAGGACTAAACTCAGATGATTGGCTAACACGCAAGAAAGGGCGACCTTTTATGCCACTTGAAGAACGTGTTGAAATTACAAAAAGATTTTATATGGTAGACTATGTTATTGACTTTGATGACAGTGACGATAGTGCATGTGGAGCAATCTTCAAAACAAAACAATTAAACGCATTAGGTGATAAAATTATATTTGCTAACGGCGGAGATCGAACATGGAAAAACATTCCTGAAATGCTTACATATGGAGATGATCCTACCGTTGAGTTTAAGTTTGGTATTGGTGGCGAAAATAAAAAGAATTCAAGTAGTTGGATATTAGAAGAATGGAAACATCCTAAAGTTGAACGTACATGGGGTTGGTATAGAGATTTATATACAATTGGCAAAACTGTAAAAGTTAAAGAACTTGTTATTGCACCTGGACAAAAACTGTCAATGCAGAAGCATTTTAAACGTGCTGAGATGTGGTATGTACTTAAAGGCTGTTGTAAAGTTCAAACAGAATTTAACGGTCATGTAAGTGATGTTACATTACCACACTTAACAAAAGGTTACGATATTGACAAGGAAGTTTGGCACCAAGGGTACAATCCTTTCCAAGAACCGTGTCATATACTAGAAGTTCAATACGGAGAATTATGCGTTGAAGAAGATATTGAACGCAGAGAGGAATAATAATGAATACAGTATACATTGGATATGACAGCAGAGAAAAAATTGCTAGTGATGTTTGTGAGCATAGTTTACGTCACACTACAGAAGAACCTATTGATATAAAATATCTTAAATTACCTGAACTTAAACGCAGTGGTGTTTACACTAGAGAAACAGACGCATTAGGGTCTACTGAATTTACATTTAGCAGGTTTTTAATTCCACATCTACAAGGTTATAAAGGTTGGGCATTATTTTGTGATTGCGATTTTCTTTGGTTAGATGATGTAGATAAACTACTACAACAAAGAGATGACAAGTATGCTGTTATGTGTGTTCATCATGACTATACTCCTAAAGATGGTTCGGATAAGATGGACGGTAAAACACAGCATTTATATCCACGCAAGAATTGGAGTTCAATGGTATTGTGGAACTGCGGACATCCGAGCAATCAGCAAGTCATACCTAGTATGGTAAACAAAGAAACAGGAAAATTTATGCATCGTTTTAGTTGGTTAAAAGATGAAGAGATTGGCGAAGTTAGCCATGAATGGAATTGGTTAGAAGGTTGGTATAAAGAACCAAAAGATGGTAAACCAAAAGCAATTCATTTTACAGAAGGTGGACCTTGGTTTAAAGGAAAACAAGATGTAGACTATGCTAACTTATGGATTGAAACTGCAAACAAAACAGGTACAGAATGGTCTCCCTTGTAGGAATTAAAGGCTCAGTAAAATCATTACAAGTTTGTCTAACAAAAGGATTAGTACGTCACGGTGATAGTTTTCAGATAGTTGACAACATTGATGTACCGCACAACGCTGATGCTTACATACAAACAAATTTATTAAAACCAAAAATTGACAATGGCTGGCAAGGACCTATGTACCGTTTCATACGTGATAGTGGTAAGCCATTTCTAGTTAATGAAAGTTCTTGTTTTAGAAGACATTTAGGTTGGACTAGACTAGGTTGGACAAGTTATAAGTGGACTGAAGGAAACTTTGGTAATGAAAATAGTCCACCAGATCGTTGGAATAAATTTCAAAAAGAAAGTGGTGTAGAATTAAAAGACTGGAAAAGTCGTGGTGATAAAATCATTATTATGGGACAAAAAGAAGGTGATAGTAGCCTTTTAAATTTGTACAAAGATTACAACAGTTTTTACGATTGGGTAGAATACATTATAATAGAGATTAAAAAGCATACGGATCGTCCAATACTTTTAAGACCTCATCCTAGAAATTTAAGTCGAGGAACAAAGATGTCGCTTAGACTTAAAAAAAGATATCCAGGATTAGATATAAGTGTAAGTGAAAATGTAGATTCATTGCATAGTTACTTGCCAGACGAGAATAACAACTGTACAGCAGACGGCCTATATCGAGACCTCAACGATGCACATTGCGTAATTACATATAATAGTTTAAGTTCAGTAGAATCAATATGTGAAGGTGTTCCAACTTTTGCATTTGAAGATGGTAGTATGATTTGGCCTATAAGACAACAAGGTTTAGAAAATATAGAAAATTTAAACTACGATATAGATAGAACACAATGGTGTAATGACATTGCATACACTCAATGGACACAAAGAGAACATGCAAAAGGCGAAAGTTGGGCACACCTAAAACCGTTAGTATTTGGAGATAACAATGCGTAAATTTGCTTGTATAACAACATTTAATAAAGACTACTACGACTCAATGGCAAACAAAATGGTAGAAACCTATCTACAGTTTTGGCCTAGTGATATCCCATTGTATTGCTACACTGAAGATATGAAACTACCTTTAAGTTCACCTAAACTTAAAGAACTAGATGTATACGAAGCATGTGGTGAACCTTTAAAAGAATATTTAGATTATATTGGAACACACTTTAGTAGAGGCTTTGCTTACAAAGCATTTAGTTGGGTACATGCTTGTAGAAATATTGATGCAGACACAATTATATACTTAGATGCAGACAGTGTTACTTACAGAGATATAACACAAGAGTGGTTAGAGCAACAGTGTCCTATAGATAATATTGCGGCGTACATGGGTGTAACAATGAATAAAGGCAAGTATGCTGGTACTAATATACAACATGCTGATACAGGTATATATTGGTTTAACACAAAACACAACTATGCTGAAACGTTTGTAAACAGATACGAAGACATATATCTATCACGTAGTGTTAATGATAGAAGTAGATTTCCTAAACCAAATGATGCATATGTATTTGCTGATTGTGTAATTGATGCAATAAGCAACGGAGTAAAAGTAGTTGACTTTCACCCACAACGTACTGCACACAGTCCACTTAAAGAAACTGTACTAGGCAAATATTTTAGACACTTTAAAGGTGCGAGAAAGAAAGATCCTAAGATGGATCAGTATATTGAAAAAATTACTACAGGTGCAGAACGTAAAGATCTTGACAAACAAGAAAAGAAAAATAAAAAACACGGCAAACTAAAAGAGTTAGAAAATAATTTTAGGACATGGAAGAAATGAAGTTTAGATTACCTTACAGCGAAAGGCATCATTGCCAATCAGACGAAGATGGTATAATTTTACATTTAGTAAAAGCACTCAAGAAGCCAACTAAACGATGTGTAGAAATCGGCTGGGGCAGTGATGTAAAAAGTCCAACAGGTATATCAATAAATTGCACACAAAATTTAGTACAAAATCACAAGTATACGTGTACAGCATTTGATATGAAACGACAAATCAATCTGCATAAGAATGTTACTTTCCACAGAGGACGTATTACTCCTGATAAATGTAAAGAAATTATACAAGTATTTGACAAGGATGTAGATGTGTTTAGTTTAGATATTGACAGTTACGATTACGAAGTTATGACTAACTTAATTAATTTAAACTTTCGTCCTAGTATTATTTGTGCAGAGATTAATAGAAAGTTTAGTTACGATGCTGTAGGATCATTTCCTTTTATTGAAGATTGTGATCACTATAGTAAAACAATATGGCACGGTGTAAGTTATAAAAAATACAGAAACTATTTTGAAAGTATAGGATATAAATTTTTTAGTATTAGCAGTAATAGTGTAAACATATTTTTTTATGATCCTAATAGAGTTGACGAAAGTTTATTATCAACAGAACGTTTAGAAAAGAACAACAGTTATGCAGACTTGTTAGATGAATTTAAACAACGTATGTCAGAACATGTATATTGGAAAGATTATCAAAATGATATTTTTAAGTAAAAACGGCACAGACGAATACGTTAATATGTTTGCAGAAGGTTGTAATGCTAAACCTACATCGGATAAAACGTTTGATTACGATACAACTGCACCACACCCGATAGTGCTACGTGGTATACTAAAACATAAAATTATGAAAAAGTGTTGGGAAGATAAAAGAGATTTTTACTATATGGATAGTGGATACCTAGGTAATTACAAATCTCCTATCAACCCTAATGGTTGGAAATGGTTTCATAGGATAGTAAAGAATGATCTACAACACAACACTATAATTGATAGACCTAGTGATAGATGGGAAAAATTACAATACAAGATTCCAAAATGGAAAAAAGACGGACGTAATATTCTTGTTGTTATGCCAAGTGAGAAACCTGCAAAGTTCTATAATATTGATATGAACGAATGGCGTGAGCAAACAATTAGTAAAATAAAAGAACACACTGATCGTCCTATAGTTGTACGTGAAAAAGCAAGTCGTCCAGAACGTATTATTAAAACTATATATGACGAATTAGATAATGCACATGCTGTTGTTACACTACAAAGTATTGCGGCAACTGAAGCAGTATTATATGGAGTACCTGCTTTTGGACTTGCACCCAATGCTAGTACCCCTGTAGCATCTAATGATATAACTAAAATTGAAACACCATACTATCCAGATAGCGATTTAGTTCATAAATGGGCATGTCATCTAGCATACGGACAGTATCATATACAAGAACTATACGACGGAACAGCAAGGAGAGCATTGAATGAAAATTAAAGTCTACATGTTAACAGGACAAAACAACGGCGAAAAAGATGTATTACGTGCATACTATCGTGGCCTTGTTACGCACTTTTCGCAAAGTGTAAAAGTAAAAGAAGAACTAACAGAATTCAATATGCAAAAGTATATTAAAGAAATCCGTAAAATTGGTGTAGATATTAGTTTAGATTACGGCGAAGTTGCAGATGAAACAGCAGACGTTGGTATTATATTTGGTAGTGCAAAAGAAAGAGAAAATTTACATCATCGTGTAAGAAACAGCGTAATTGAAAAATGTAAAAATTATATTGTACTTGAAACTCCTTTACTTGCTAGAAGTATTGTAAAGCAGAGTAATCACGATATGTATAGAATTGGACTTAACGGATTTTTAAGTGGTGCTGGAGAGTTTAATAACGAAAATTCAAACAGTGACAGACTTAGTAAATTTGGAGACTTATACATTAGATGGAAAGGCTGGATTAATAACAAAGACGGTAATATTTTAATACTTACACAGTTGCCCGGCGATGCTAGTCTACGTGGATCTGATCATGGTGAGTGGTTATTAGATACAATAGAAGAACTTAGAAGTATTACAAAACGTGAAATAAGAGTTAGATTTCATCCTGCAATGAGTGAAAAAGGACACGAAAACTTTTTTGGCGATATAGGAAAAATAGTATTTAAAAACTATCCTAATGTAATATGGAGTGACGGAATTGCAAGAACATTACAACAAGATTTAAAAGAAGCAAAAACTTGTATTACTTATAGTAGTGGTAGTGCTATTGATGCTATTGCATATGGTATCCCGACTATTGCAGTAGATGAAGGAAACTTTGCATATCATGTATCTAGCAAACAGTTAGAAGCAGTTGAAAATCCTGCACTTGCAAGTAGTGAAGACATTCAACAATGGTTTAATGATCTTTCATATTGTCAATGGGACAGAGCAGAAATGGCACAAGGTAGAGCATGGACACATATATGGCCAAAAATTGTTGACCTTTGTGGTATGCCTGAGCCAACAGAATGAAAGTAGTAAGTTACCTAAAAGGTATACCTGGTAGTAATAAGAATCCAGAAAAGCCAGAAGTTCTTAAACGTTTCGTACAAGGTGTACAAGTACACGGTGATGTAGGTATAGCACACGACGGTCTTTACACACCTAGTGATGTTGCAGTATTACAAGGATATGTACATGAAGATAGTCCACATACTCCGCACTTACAATTACGCAAACAAGTATTAGATGAACAAGCAAAGCGTAATCGTAAAACTATTATTGTAGACAGTAATTTATTTCTATACTTAGATAAACAAAATACTAAACGCTATTTGCGTTATAGTATGGATGGTGTATTTCCTACTACAGGAAATTATTTTTCAGATAATCCTGATCCAAAGCGTTGGATTAAAGTTAGTCAAGACTTAGGTATACGTACAAGACAATGGAGAACACAAGGTAATCATATTTTAATTTGTTTGCAACGTAATGGCGGTTGGTCAATGAAGGGGTTAGATAACCAAGACTGGGCAAGAGATGTTATAACTCGTATTAGACAGTTTAGTGATCGTCCAATTATTATTAGAGGACATCCGGGTGATCGTAGAGCAGGAAAGTATTTAAATCCAAAAGAAAAAGCATATAAACTACACGGTCTTGATAACGTACATATAAGTGATCGTCTTAATAGAAGTTTACAAATGGACTTAAACAATGCTTGGTGTACAGTAGTTTATAATAGTTCTCCGGCAGTTGCAAGTGCGATAGAAGGAATACCTGTATTTGTAGATGATCCTATTGATTGCCAAGCACAAGATGTTTGTAATAGTGATATTGCAAATATTGAAATGCCAGACGTATTTGATAGAGAATTATGGTTACAAAAGTTAAGTATGTGTCATTGGAACTTTGATGAACTAACATCAGGCGAAGCATGGGAACATATGAGAAAATACGTATAATGGATTCAACAGATTATAACATTGAAAAGTTTCATCGTGCTATGGTCGTAGAATCAAAGTATCCTGAACTACATTGGAAAGGTGATGCAAGATTTAGTAATTTAGATAATGCACTTGCACACATCAACACTAATGGACTTGTGTTAGAATTTGGAGTTAGTAGAGGAACTACAATAAATCATATTGCAAAAGCATTACCCGATCAAACTATATACGGCTTTGATAGTTTTGAAGGACTACCTGAAGAGTGGCAACTTAATAAAAAGAAAACAATTGAAGCAGGACACTTTGGTAGACCTGATGGAAAGAAGAAGTTTCCAAAAGTAAAAAAGAATGTTGAACTAATTCAAGGTTGGTTTGATACATCATTACCTGCTTTTATAGAATCAAATAACTTTGATAATATAAGTTTTTTACATGTAGACAGTGACTTATATAGTAGTGCTAAAACAATACTTGATTGCTTAAATTCAAAAATAAACAAAGGTACAGTAATAGTGTTTGATGAATTTTATCCATGGACAAATAAAAAATGGTTCACTACTTGGAAAGAGCATGAATACAAAGCACTAGGCCAATGGATTAAAAAATATAATAGATCGTTTGATATCTTATCTAGAAGCAATCACTGTCAAACTAGTATTATTGTAACAAACTAGTCTCGAACAAAAAACAATCCGTGAGTCTTAACAAAAGGTTTGTGTGCAAATTTTCCTGTAAGATTTAATGTAGTAACTTCTCTAATCATTCTTGTCATGTTAGCATCATGGCTAAATCCGTAATTTTTAAATACGTCTATCCAATATGATTCTGGTTTTATGTTAACGTGATGATGTCCATTCTTTTCACTAAATGTACAAACAACAAACTTACCACGTTGAAAGTCTTTCATATAGTTGTCTTGATACTTTTCCCAAACATGTTCTAAAAACTCTACTGACCATATTAAGTCTACCTCAACATCCAATGAACTTGGACCTGTTTCGTAATCGTGTATTGTTACAAACTTAGATACTTTTTTAGAACGCTTGACTTCAAAGTCTCCATCAATTCCGTATGCTTTTAAACCTTTACTTCTAGCAAGTGCTACCATCCCTCCGGGACCACACCCAATGTCTAACATTGATTTAACTTGTAAAGTTTCTATACAATGATCTAATGATCCTTCGTCTAAGTGTGTTCTATTTTTGTGTCCACCTAGATGTTCGGGTAAATTCATTTTATAACTCCTTCTGCAAGTTTATCAACAATACTACTATCTAAAAATCGTACTGCTTGTTTACGTTTATTGCGTTTACATTTTGTATCTATTTGCCATACATTATCTATTTCATCAACTGCTTCTGCTACACCTTTAATAATATAATCATCAAAAATAACAACTGGAGTTTCACTTAACATAGAATAATCATGCTTTACAATTTCGTAATTATGCCCGCCATCAATAAAAGCAAAGTCATATTTTTGTGGTGTGTTTAAAATTTTAGTACTATCGCCTTTGTGTAATACATAGTTAAATCTTGTAGGATATTTTTCACGTACTGATTGTAACTTCGCAGTAGCAATACTTAATCTACCAGTTCCTTTGCCATTGTGTCCAATCTTATGTGTTTCATCGTTTGCATCTTCAAACAAATCGTAACCTGTGTAGTTAACATCTATGCCTAGTTCTAAAAGATACTCGCACATCTGTTTTGCACTCTTACCATCGTGTGTTCCTATTTCACATATTGATGCAGGCCTTACTACATCAAATATTCTATAAAAATTATCTATTAATGGGCTCTTCATTTCTACTCCTTGAATATTGCAAGTTTATGTTGCTTACCTACTTCAGGTAACTTAGGCAATTCTGCCGCACGTAAACCTGTTGAATCTAATACAGTATCCCAATCCATTAATGGAATATTTTCATTTTGTATTACTTCGTTTACTAATTTTTTAACATCGTCTTGATAGTAATCATCAAACACAAGTACTGTGCTATCGCTTACCATATTGTAATCATGTTTAACTGTTTCATATGAATGTCCGCCGTCTATAAAGACAAAATCAAACTTTGTTTTTGTAAGTGTTTCGTTTGTAAACCCTTGTACAAGATTGTACTTAAATTTTGAATTACGACTACGTACTTTATTAAATCCTTTTTCGGCGACCCATTGTCGTCCAGGTCCTTTACCATTAAATTCGTTACGTTGAAAGTCTTCGTCGGTGTCTAAATCAAATATATCATATCCTGTGTAACTTATATTGTTAGCATGTTGTAAACAATACTTACAAAACTCAACACCAGTACGTCCGTCGTGTGTTCCTATTTCTCCTATAGTTACAGGCTTGTACTTGTCAAATATTTGATAGAAAGCCTCTAAATAAGGTTGCTTCATCTTACGCTCTTCCAGTAATCCTCATGTCTTTGGACTTTTAAATCTTTGCGTTTGCTTTGACCTTTGCGTTTGCGATCATCGCCTTTCATGTGATCAAAAAATTGTCCTAGTTCACTATTGATAAGTGGATGTCCTTCACCTTGTATTCCGCTTGATATATCTTTGTTTGTTACATTATATGTAGTTTCATGCCAACGTCTAACTACATCATAAATGTAACTGTCGTGCCATTCTTTTTCTTTAAAGATACCGTTTTCAGCATCGTCATACATACGTTGAAATTCATCTATAAACTTATCACAGTGTTCATGATTTAAGTTTAGTGTGTACCAACCACACTCAGTATACTTTGGCCCTCTACCTAAAAAGCAAGTAAACACATGGTCAGGAATAAACTTTTCTAAGAAGGTTAACGGCATTGGAGTATGTACATAACTGTCTGCATCCATCCACAATAGTACATCTATACCATCCTTTTTTGCTCGCCTTGCGGCATCACACACTGCATAAACTTTATTACAAAACTTAATAGCGTCCCACTTAAATGCTTTTTTAGCATCTAGTCTTTTACCATCAGGGCCTTGACCTGTTGCTCTAGGGTCTCCAATATACTTCTTTTTAAATTCTACCATAGCAGGCAAAGTTTTCTCGTGATCTAATATATTAATAACTCTTTTTGTTTTACGGTTTATTGGTAAGCATCTTTCTGCATAGATGTACAAATCAATCTCTTGAGGCATTCGATCATCAAAACTATTGATCATTCGTTGACCATACAGTTGTAAACCTTTTTGATTAAAGGTTGTTAATACAGCAAATTTGCGTGACATATATAAACTCCATAAATAACATTATATACGTATATTTAGTTTAATGGAAAAGGTGGCAAATGATCTTCGGAATGTTTAACGAGTTTGGTGCAATGAATTCAGGGCCTGTGTTTGGTGCTTTTCAAACCAGTCTTGATAAAGCAGGTGTACCATGGACTAAGAATATCAACATGTGTAATGTTGCTGTTATATGGTCAGTGTTGTGGAATGGTCGTATGGCTAGAAACAAAGAAGTATGGGATCATTGTAAAGCAAATAACAAACCTATAATTGTATTAGAAGTTGGTGGGCTACAACGCAATCAAAGTTGGAAAGTTGCTATTGACGGTATTAACAGAGAAGCATACTTTGGAGAAGAATCTAACAGTAGTGTTAACAACTGGTTGAGAAATGCTAGTAAGTTTAGACAAAAGAAGTTTGACTTAGACTTACAACCGTGGAGAGAAACAGCAAATAACAAATACATATTGATATGCACACAACACAACAAAAGTCATCAATGGCGATCTATGCCTCCAGTTGACCAATGGCTAGAAGAACAGATTAAACAAATAAGAAAACATACTAATAGAGATATAAAGATAAGACCACACCCTCGTAGTCCAGTTGATCCTAGTACTATTCGACAACTTAATTTCAATTACAAAAATGTAGATTTACAGTATCCAAAACGATACCAACAAACGTATGACGAATTTGATTTCGATGCGGCGTTAGACGGTGCTCATTGTGTTATTAGTCATAGTAGCAATCCGGGACTTCAAGCAGTTGTAGCAGGTGTTCCTGTATTTGTAGGAAAAGAAAGTTTAGCATATGATGTGTCAAATAAAGACTATAGTAGGATTGAAAGTCTACATAAACCTGATCGATTAATTTGGTTTAATAACTTACTATACACTGAATATTTTATTGACGAAATAGCAGACGGCTTGCCATTGGTAAGATTACTTCCTAGATTAGAGAAATTAGTTCTTGCTCAAAACACATAATTGTGCTATAATACTTACATAACTTAAGGAATAGAATGAATATGGGTGAATCTTTACCAGCCGCCGATCAGAATATCGAAGAATGTATTATGTATCTTTCTGGAGAAGGTAATTACATCTTTGGAGACGAAGTATCTATTGATCAATATGATTATGCTATTGTAAAAAGTTTAGGTAAGCAATTAGGTTCAGGTAGTCCGTTTACACAAAAGCAAAGTCATATCGGACTGCGTATTGTTAACAAATACAGTTCGTTATTAGCACGTACTGGATTTGATCCAAAAGCAATACTTGATAAGCAAACATTCAAATGGCCTTTTAGAACTATTGATAGAACTAAAAGTTTATATATCGACGGAGAACAGATTGTACTAAAGAGCCCATTCATTGCTGACATTGTAAACAAAGTTAAGAAAAGAAGAACGCCTAGTTACTACAAAGGAATGTATCAAGCAGAATCCAAAGAATGGGCATTTGATTATAATGAACCTAATGTTGAATTTATGGTTAATCTAATTAAAGGAATGAACTTTAATATAGATCAAAAAATAAAAGATGATTATGAAAGTATTATTGAACTTAAAAAGAATGCTTTAGATCATTATCCTATGTTAACTAAAGAAACAAATGGATATGTTTATAACAATAATGTAATTGAAGTAAATGATCCAAGACGTGCAGTAATACAATCGAAGTTACTAGGGTGTAATGTGTTTGACGATAGTGTCGTTGACAGTATGAAACCTAAGAAACCTTTGGATAAAATGTTACTAGGAGATAGTCAAAAATGGTTTATTAATTCAAATTTAATACCCTATTTGGATATATTTTCATTGCTTAATACTGTAGATCAGTGTATAATTATGTGTAGTAGTAGTAATATAGAACAGTTACAAACTGTTGTAGACAACTTATTTGATAATGGTTATACAGGCGATGACGTTTGTGTTATGTTTAGGTTTACTAAAAACAAGGATTATTTTGAAGGTAATAAATTTATTAAGAACAAGGGTGTAAACTCCTTTGCTCCTAATAAGAAAATTTTTATTATTAACGAAAAGATTCCTAAGCCGTTGTTAAGTAATGATATTGATCCGCAATTAGTTTTTAGTTTGCTTCCTACACAACCTAGCCATTACAAAACACAGGCGTGGTTAGAAAGCAAACCTAACGTTATATATTATACTAGTTCCAAACCAAGTGGAGTAGACAACTGTGCCGACATGTAAATTAATAATTAAAGACGAAGTAAACGTTAAGTTTGAAGGACTTGATTTGGAAATGCGTAAGGCATTAACTAACAAGTTCAAGTATGACATTCCGTATGCTCGTTACCTACCAGCATTTAAACTAGGACGCTGGGATGGCAAAGTTAGTTTCTTTGGACTAGGCGGAACTACATATGTTAGTATGCTTGAAGATGCATTGCCTTTGTTAGAACAAAAAGGATGGTATGTTGAAGTTGAAGATCACCGAGACCCTACACAATTAAACTTTACAAACATCACAGAAGACTATTGGAAAGAGGAAGGTACAGTATGGCCAAAAGGACATGTAGCAGAAGGACAACCAATTGTACTACGTGATTATCAAGTAGAGGTTATCAACAACTTTATTAGCAATCCACAAAGTTTACAAGAAGTTGCAACAGGTGCAGGTAAAACTATTATCACTGCAACATTAAGTAAGATGTGTGAGCCGTATGGTAACAGTATTATTATTGTACCTAACAAGTCACTTGTTACACAAACAGAAGAAGATTATATTAACTGTGGATTAGATGTAGGTGTATACTTTGGTGATAGAAAAGAACTAGGACATAAGCATACTATTATTACATGGCAAAGTCTTAATGTATTAGACAAGAAGTCAAAGAACCATGAAGCAAAACTTACACTAACAGAATTTTTAGAAGACGTAAGATGTGTTATTGTTGACGAAGTACACCAAGCAAAAGCAGAAGTTCTTAAGAACTTGCTT